ATGGACAGGACGCCTTATTTTTCTTACGTTTCCGGCAGTCCCGGATTCTTTATACTACCGTTTCCACTACGAAACAGCGTTTTTTTGATCCTTTCGGCCTCTTTTTCGGAGCGGTCATCGGATGCTTCATCGTAGATCCTCATGATCATTTTCGCGTCCTTGTGGCCCATCCAGCGGACGCAGGTGTGCAGCTCCACCGGAGGATCTGCATCCCGGCACATGCAGCAGAAAGAGTGCCTGAGATCATACGGAACCACGGTGAAGGAGCGCCAGGGGGGAAGCTTGCCGCCCGCGTCCAGGATGGATTTGTGTTCCCTGGTCCTGCCGTACCAGCGCTTCTGGCAGCCGTTGATGGCCGTTTCCATGCAAACAACGTAGGACTCCCACGCGGAGCGCCATGCCTGGATCGTGACCTGGTTCCCCTTCGCGCTGGTGATCAGCCGCCCTTTCCTGCCGGAGAGGGCCTTTTTCAATGGCGGAAAAAGTGGGATCGTACGGGCTGCCTGATCCGTTTTTCCCTTCTTCGTCAGCTGATAATGGTTGGAGTCCTGAATGTGGGCGAACTCATGCAGGGTGATGGTTTCTGCCTTGAAATCCACATCCCTTTCGATCAGCACGGCCTTCATTTCCTGCGGACGGATGCCGGCGTATAGCATGGCCATAACCGCCGGGTGTGCGCGGTGATCCGTGCATAGCGTTTCGATCCAGGACCGTTCCTCCGGAGTGATCTGCCGGTGTGATCCGGTGGTCCCTTTGTGCGGTTTCGCGGTTTTGTCCCTGGCCGGATTGACGCGGAGATATCCGTCAGCGACTGCGGAGTCAAACAGGCTGCAGAAAAGCTGTTTCCCTGCGGAGATGTAGGATTTTGACATGCCCAGGTATTTTTCAGAATAGATCTGCTTGATATCGGATGGCTTGACGTCCGTCAGGAGCTTTACTCCAATGGAATCAGTCAGTTTCTTCAGGTGGATTTTCAGCTGGGCTTTGGTCGTTTGCGCGACGGATGGATACGCGCGGCTGATCCATTTATCCGCAAATTTCTCCACGGTTGGCACGGAAAGAAGCGCCTGTTTTTCAAGGCGCTTGTATTCGTCCCGCATGGCCAGCGGCTCGTCCGGATCAAGGGAGTAGAACCATTGATCCTTGTACCGGCATACGTAATAACCGTCTGCGCGCTTTTTCAGGCGCTGCTTCTTTTCGCGCGGCATCAGACCTTTTCCTCAAAGATATATCCGCAGTCATTGCAATGGAAAGAATGCTTTTTCTTTCCGTTGAGAGCTCCGGCAGCCGCTCCAAGCGGGCCGAGAAGCGCACCGCCGATCAGACCCTTTGTGATAGATACCTTCTTTTTTTCGGAAACTTCCTCAACATTCGTGCTCTTGCACTTCGGGCATTTCAGATAACGTCCCATGATCACACCTCCTTTCTACTGATCTTCTGCCTCTTCTATGGTCCTTTGGTTATAAAAGTCATCATGCTCCAGGTGATGCATTTCGTGAGCAAATGCTTCGCGCTTTGCGGAGGGAGACAGCTGATCATTGATATAGATGTTCGGGAAGTCGCTCCCGTCCCTGGTTAGTTTCACGCATCCGAGAACATCCACAGGGAGATTTACGATACGTACGGCATATTCTCCTTCCAGCAGCTTCATTCCATTTCCTCCGGCTCCAGGGCTTTCAGCATTGCGGCAGCCGCGCGGATGTGCTCCGGCGTGGCCTTTCGCGCAGCGTAAAACAGGACGCGGGTGCTCGGATCGCGGCGGAGCTGCTCCCGGATTTCCATCACGTCGGCTTCCTCTTTTTCTTTGCGCTCATCCGGGACCGGACGGCCCAGCAATTCATCTACGGTAACGCCGTAATAGTCCGCGATTGCGGAAAGGATGATCGCTGACGGTTCCCGGACGCCGTTTTCATACCGGTTATATACGGTTTGTGACAGATTCAGATCCCTGGCGGCGGTTGCCTGAGATATTCCCCGGCTTTGCCTGATTTCCTTAATTCTCATATGTTTG